AACAAAGCAGCAAGAAGAGCAGGATTAACACCAACCAGAGAAAAACCAAATGCTTGGAAAGAAGAGTTTGTTGATGAAGCACAAGAAGCTCGTAACAACCCTGAGAAGTATGAAAGAGAGCAAGCGAAAAAGTCTGCTCCTGTTCGTGGAGAAAGAACTCCTATGCCACCAAGAGGTGATAAGCGTAGAGAGGACTTTGAGAAGTGGTATGCAACACAAATGGGTCGTTGATTTTGATTAATGCAAGATGTTTTTAAATACCTAAAGAAAGCTGACACCCTTATTAAGGAGAGTGCGGCTGATGATGCTCGTGAGCTGGGTCTAGAGTATGCGGGATATGGTAGATGGAAAGATCCTAAAACTGGACAAATAACGCATAAGAGTGAGAAACTAGGTCAAGGTCAGACTAAGTTAGTACAACTTACACAACCAGAACAGCCCAAACAAGATCAACAACCACAACAACCAAAAACTTTATCTGATTTCAGAAAGGAAGCACCTAAACCAGATAAAGAACTGTCACAAGATACAACTTCAGTTGCTGATCAAAGTGGTAGAGTTGTTCCAGGTGGACCTGATGAAACTGCTTTGGCGAGTGGAGATGTGAAAACCGTTGCTAAAATGATGTCTCGCGGTAGGGGCAATGTACAATCTCCTACCAGAAAGAGGCAAATTGCTCAACAATCACAACAACAGATTGATCAATACAATAGTGAGATGGATGCTCTGGCAGCTGCAGAGGCTGAACAAGAAGTTGCTGCTCAGGCTGAACTTGAGAGGGAGATGGGGACTCCAGAAGGAAGAGTTAAAGAACCAGATGAATTTAAATCACTTAATCAAGCTGTAGAAGAAACTGGTAGAAACCTTGATGGTTCTGAGAGAAGAGGTGATGTTGACATATCGACTGAAGAATCTATAAAAAGAGTGAGTGATATTTCTAACACTGGTGTAGATGATGTGAGATTTGATGCTGGTCGTAAAGCACAACAGGACTTCTTAAGTCATTACTCAAAAGATTCTGAATATAGAGATGGGTTGAATACTCTAAGTAAGTCAGTTGCCAAAGCAAATGACAGAAGTAAAGTTAATGAGATGATGGATGCCATCAATAGTGGTGATTATCTGAGAACAATAAACCTTAAAAAGGGTACAGATGTAAGTGTTAGTCAGTTACTTTTAGATGCTGGTATTGACGTTAATGATGAAGATCAAGTCAAATCTTTTGCTAAGGCATATGAAGAAATTAGTTCGTTCATTGGTGAAGATGGTAACTGGAAGAGAGGTGAAAGTCACGAATTGGTAGGTAGTAATCTTGGATACTACGAATCAAAACATATTGCCGAAAGGAATGACTTGAACGAACTTGACCCCTCTGGTGTTCAAACTAAGGCATTCAATCTTTCTTCTGAAAATCAATCACCTTTTTCAGGTCTTGATCCTGTGGTTACTGACGCAGTTTTCAGTATTCTACCAACTCCATCCAGAGATTTCCTTTCAAAGAGTGGATCTCCTAAAACATTTTACAATCCTACTGAGAAAAACCAACAAGGTAAAACTGCAAATCCAATCAGGGGATCTGCAGCACTTCATATGTGGGCAATGCAGGATGGTAGAGATGCATATGCATTGAGTGGTCAGAGAAGATCACCAGGAGAATTCCAAGTCGAACACATTACACCTCTTAAAGCTGGTGGAAGTGATCATATTGATAACTTTGGAATGCTTTTGCGGAGAGTGAATGAACCAAGAGCAGACTTATCTTTTGATAAATTCCTTGAACAAGCAAAGAGAAAGAGGGATAGTGTTGATTCTGATTTAAGTAGTCCAGTGGTAAGACAAAGATTTGAAAGAGGATATAGATCATCATCTTTTAATTCAGAACTAGCACCAGTGATGGGTACAGCTGTGTCTTCTCTTACAAGTAAAGATATTTTGAACAATGTAAACTCTGGTCTTGAAAGTAAACTTGGTAAACAGTCCTCTGCTGGGTTAAAAATTACTCCCGAAAATTGGTCAAACTATACCAATGAAGTAAATGGTTTTATGGAGAAAAACAATCTTCCTTCTGATACTCAAGTTAAGGACATGAACTCGGATCAAATTAATGGATTGTTTGATATAATGAGTGAGAATCTTGGTGTTGATAAGGCAAAGATGAATGAGTACATGGGAAGAAATCTTTTTAATAATTACGATACAGGTGCGAGGTTTGTAATCAATAAAGATGGTCAACTTGAAAAGGGTAGAGGAGGAACTTCTCCTACATCTGGTGCTATCCTTAACATGCAAAATTCGATTGTTTCTGATAATTCTTTAAGTCCTGAGGATAAGGTAATTGCTATTCAAAAGACCAATGAACAACATCAAAAGCTGAAGGTCTCAAGAAATAATTATATTGATAATCCTGAAGATCCACAAGCTTATGAAAATTATCTTACTGATGTAGTAGATCAGATCAATTTCCTTACTGGTGAAGGAGATTCTCCTCTTAAGAAGGGGAGACAATATGATACTCGACTGACTTATTCTGATAAGAATAATATTGACAATGACACATCCAATGGTATTATGAATTTACTATCACTAGACACTGCTTCAGTGTCGGGTGGAAAAGATGCATTTTCTCCTGCGTTCCAAAAAGTTCCACTAACACCCAAGTCGAAAGAACTAATTCAATCTCTCAAGGATAAAATGATTTCTAGTTACGTAAACACCACTGGTTTTAGTGAAAATGAGATTATGAATCCAGACTCACTCACTAAAACCAAGAGAAAAAAGATTGAACCATTGATAAATGCGTTAGAGAACATCGATAGAGGTCTTGCATCATGATTGACATAGATAACTTAGAACAGATTTTACAAGACATTTATCAGAGATTAATGATAGATGCTGATGATATTGGAATGGCATACGATGAAATCCTTCAGTATGTTGAGAATTTTGAAATGGATGAGGACATGTTGTTTTCTTTTATAAAGGATAAAGTGAAAGAGAATAAAGAAGTTAGGAAGGGTAGAGATGTCATGGAATCCCTTAAGAGAGCACTAAGAGATCCACTGTCTTAATAAATACAATATAGGATTTTGAATGTAATGAAGAGTTTCCTAAATTTCTTTAGCGAGGCAAGACAGACCAAGGCTTCTACACGTGCGAAGCAACTTGGACTGACTGGTGATGGTCAGGGTAACTGGGTAGATAAGGCTGGAAATATTGTAGCAAGAACTGAAGGTGGTGAATTAGTTTTCACCAATAAAGGTGGTGGTGCACAGAAACGGGAAACAGGTAAGGCAGCACAATATAAAACTCCTGAACAAGAACCACAGAAGAGAGTATCTCAACCTGAAGTTGAAGGTGGTAAAAGATTAGGTGGTGAAGAGGAAGGAAATGGAACAAAAGAAAGTGATAAAACTGGTCAAACTTTAACACTTGTATTTGGAAGATTTAATCCCCCAACTATTGGACATAAGAAACTTCTCGATGCGTCGAAACAAGTTGCAGGTGATGGTGACTTAAGAATCTATCCTTCAAGATCATATGATCCCAAGAAAAATCCACTTGATCCAGGTCAAAAGTCTGAACTAATGAAGAAGATGTTCCCTGATCATGAGGGTAGTATCATTAATGATGATAGTGTTAAAACCATTTTTGATGCATTGAAAATTGCTGATGAGGAAGGATATTCAAACGTCAAGATTGTTGTAGGATCTGATAGAGTTGGTGAATTTGACAACCTCGCACAAAAATATAATGGTGAACTTTACGACTTTGAAGAGATTGAGACAATATCAGCAGGTCAGAGAGAGGATGATGCAGAAGGTGTAGAAGGAATGTCTGCATCTAAGTTGAGAAAGGCCGCAGCAGAGAATGATTTTGAGACATTCCGATCTGGTATTCCTGATAATATCGACGACAAAACTGTAAAAACCATTATGAACACTGTTCGTAAGGGTATGCAGGTAGCAACTGAGTCTTGGAGTCTTTGGGAAATTGCACCAAAATTTGACTGGAAAAATCTACGTGAGAATTATGTCACTGGAAAGATCTTTAAGATCAATCAGATGGTGGAGAACCTCAACACAGGTCTGGTTGGTAAGATTGTCCGTAGAGGAACTAACTACTTAATCTGTGTGACAGAAGAAGATATTATGTTTAAGTCTTGGATCCGTGATCTCCGTGAATACACTGAGGTGAAGATGGACAGGAGAATGAGAACCAGGAGAAAACCAAACACACTTGATGGTACTACTGGTTATTTCAAGAATGCAGTAGCTATTACACCAGGTTTTGAGAAAGGAGATAAGACTAATCTCCAACCAGGTGGTAAACCATATAAAGGTCCTAAATCAAATTTCAGAGAATTTCTAAATAACTACAGGAAAAAGAGTATCTGACAGTTCAATGAAAAAACAATTACATTCAAACTGGAGAGATGATCTCAGAGAGGTTGTTGATATTTCTTCCTCTAAACCTAAGACACAAACTAAGTCTGCGAGAAGAATCGAAGACAAGGAAGTAAATAATAAAGTTAAGATCAATCCTGTTCAACAGGAGGAGTTTGACAAGATAGGTGGTATAATTCTTGAAGTTGTAGAACTTTCAGAGGAAGAATTTGTCGAACTAGATGAAAGATCTCTGAGTAAAGAAGAGGAGAAAGATAGGGAAAAGTATGTGAAGGGTATGAAGAAATCTGCTAAGGATTTCAAATCACGTTATGGTGATGATTATAAGTCTGTGATGTATGCCACCGCAACCAAGATGGCAAAGGAGGAGAGAGATCCTGAAAAAGAAGCAATGGGTAAAAAGGTTGCTGGTCTTGAGAAAAGGAAAACAGCATTTGGTATTATTAAAAAGTTCCGTCAGGAAAATCCAGGATCACGTCAACCAAAGAAGGTTCCTGGTCAAAAAGAAACTGAGGCTCAAGCAGAAAATCGTCGCCGTGGTCAACAAGCATCAAGAGCCGCTAAGTATGGTCTGACATCTAAAGAGAAGAAAGAAACTCAATCTAGAGACAAATACTATTCTTCTAGAGATTGATTCATATATAAGATAGTATTAGGTACTTACCATGCTATCGTTTTTACTTCCATTAGCGTCTAAGATTATTAAAGATGCAGTCGAAAGAATTCCAGAGAATGAAGAACTCGGTGAAAAAATGGTTGAGATCTGTCTTGCTATTTTGGCTAAGGCGGTTAAGTTGACTAAGACTGACATGGACGATCAACTTCTTGAGGTAGTTTCAAAGGCTATTAGAAACCGAGAAGAGTAATCATTCGGGAGACCTAGTCTCCCGTTTTTTTATAAATATTTGAAAGAAAGTAACTTTACTAAGGGCAAAGACATGGCACTTTGGGGAAACAACGACAATGTGGGATCTGCAGGTACAGTTTCCCTTAACTATTCCACTGGAGTCGTAACAGGCACTGGTACCTCATTCGGTATTGATGGTGGTTGTGCAGAGGGTGATGTAATCCGTTTTGGTACTAGAGGAAGTGGAAACACATACTTTGGTGATGCTGTAATCGTAAGTATTGCAAGCTCTGAGTCACTGACCATTGGTTCAACCATGGGTCTGAGTGGTGCAGCCATTTCGGGTGTTGACTTCACGGTATCTCAACTTCCTAAGTCATCCATTCTTGATTCGAAGTATAGTGAAGCTTCATATGGCACTGACGACTCATTTGTTTATGGTGTTAATACTCAAGGTGAAGGTATTACCTCCAACACTGAATACTCCTTAACTCATGAGGGTTGGGTCGGTGTTACTACATACCGTCAAGATGATGGTACTTTGAGAGTTAAGACAGAAACTCTGGTAGCAATGTCTGGTATCACAACTGGAAGTATCGCTTACCCAACTGCTGAATGATAAATGTTGTTTAATGAATTGAATGAGGAGAACTTCCTTATCTTCGCAATTAAAAATTATGAAAATCCTCAGGCAGTTACTCGGGAGGATTTTGATAAAGATCTGAGTCGTTTCAGATATATCAAAAGACTCCTGAAAAAATATAAGACAACTGGTGATTTAAAGGTACACCTTCTTGTGAATCACTTTATTATACTTTATAACATCTTTGGTGATGCAACTACCCCAATGTTGTTCTATAAGATTGATAAAAACTTATGGTCTGCTATAAAAACATTTGTTGTGTTCTTGGATAAGTTGCCCGACTATCCAAGAACATATATTCATGATATAGAGTTAGATCAAAAATGTTTAGATGCTCTCAACGGGATTTCTAATGGATAAAGACAAAATTGATAGAGTAATCGATGCTTTTCGTTCAGCAATGTATAATGAGTTTAGTGTCAATGAGGAAGGCATGGTGGCAAATCCTCCTGGGCGAAGTGGTGGATTTGGTGGTTCCTCCAATGCTGCTGGTCCTACTGCTGGTTACGACTCCACTTTGAGGTTGGATGGTAGAAACAAGTATGTCAAAAAGGCTATCAAAGATTTGATGGATAGACAGCAGAAAAGAAAGGACAGAAGAGAAAAGAAAAAGGCTTTAAATTTCAATCCTTACTTTAAACCACAAAATGGAAGATCAAGTTAGGATAGCAGTACTTGAACAAAAGATTGAGGATCTTAAACCAATCATCCTCAAGATTGACGTAGCCATAGAAAAATTATCTGAAGTAAATACTACTGTAAGTAGAATGCTTGCAGTTCATGAAGAAAGAATATCAAAACAAGAAGAAATCGACACAATACTCTTTGCTAAAATTGACAAACTCCGTGATAAAATGGACGGGGATCATGACATCGTATTGCAAAGAATACGTCAATTAGAAAGAAGAGTTTGGATGGCGGTGGGTGGTATCACTGTCTTGACTGTAGCTACAAGAATTGTGACGGCGCTCCCACAATTCTTGACAGTTCCTACTGAAGTCTCTACAATAGAGAGGAGTTATACTGGATGATATGGATTATATTGATGTTAAGTACATCAATCTGATTTCCTCTCGACTACCAAAGTTCAAAAAGGTAAAACCACATCTTTACAACTTCCGTTGTCCGATTTGCGGTGATAGTCAGAAACAAAAGAATAAAGCAAGAGGGTATCTGTATCAGGTAAAAAACAATACCAACTACAAGTGTCATAACTGTGGTATTAGTATATCTTTCAATAGTTTTCTTAAGGACTTAGATCCCGAGACTCACAAACAATATGTGTTTGAAAAGTTTAAGGAAGGACACACAGGAAAGAACTATCCTGTTGAGACTCCAGAGGATATTTTTAAGAAACTCGATTCATCAAAACCGTCCTTTAAAAAGAAGGTAGTTATTGATCTACCAGATGCTTTTTCAGTACAGATATCTAGAAGGTATCTTCATGATAGAGCTATTTTTGATGGACATTATTATTATGCAGAAAACTTCCAGGTATTTGTGAATAGTATCAAACCAGACACTTTTCCAAATACAAAGTATGGTGAAGAAAGAATCGTAATTCCTCTTGTCAGGGATAACAAACTTATAGGTATTCAGGGAAGAGCACTATCTTCCAATCCTATTAAATACTTAACCATCATGTTGGACGAAAATGCTCCCAAAGTTTTCGGACTTGACACAGTCAATAAAGATCTACCAGTCTTTGTGGTTGAAGGACCCTTCGACAGCACTTTCATCAACAATAGTGTGGCTTTGTGTGGCAGTGATGGTGAAATTAGTGATCTTGAGGGAAGCGACAAAGTTTTTGTATACGATAATGAACCCCGTAATAAAGAAATTGTTAATCGAATTGAACGATGTATTGAACGGGGAGAACGAGTCGTCATCTGGCCATCCAACATCATTGATAAAGACATAAATGATATGGTTCTATCTGGACATAAAGTCCAAGAAGTAGTAGAATCAAATGTATATCAAGGTTTACAAGCAAAACTTAAATTTACAACCTGGAAAAAGATATGAGCAACGGTTTGAAAGTTACTAAGAGAAATGGATCTGTTGAGAAACTCGATCTCGATAAGATGCATAAGATGGTTGAGGAGGCAACTAAGGGTCTGGCTGGTGTGTCTGCAAGTCAAGTAGAGATGACTTCAGGTATTCAATTTTATGACGGGATTACCACCCAGGAGATCCAGGAGATCCTCATTAAGAGTGCCAGTGACCTGATTGACCTAGACCACCCTAATTATCAATATGTTGCTGCTCGTCTCCTTCTCTTCTCGATTAGGAAACAATTGTTTGGTCGTATGCATGAGATGCCAAGTCTCATAGATCATATTCAGAAACTTGGTTATGATAATCTCTATGATAAGGAGATTTTCTCAAAGTATTCTTTAGAGGAAATCAACAAGGCGGAAACTTTCATTGATCACGATCGTGATTTTCTATTCACGTATGCTGGATTGAGACAGGTTGTGGATAAATACCTAGTACAGGATAGAAGTTCTGGGAAGGTCTATGAGACTCCCCAGTATATGTACATTATGATTGCATTGACAATCTTCCAAGAGTATCCTAAGGAGACACGTCTCTCATATGTTAAGCGATACTACGACGCAATTTCACGACACAAAGTCAACATCCCAACACCAATCATGGCGGGGGTCAGGACACCCCTACGTCAGTTCGCATCTTGTGTTCTCGTTGATGTTGATGACACCCTGGATAGTATTTTTACTAGTGACATGGCCATTGGTCGTTATGTCGCACAGAGGGCTGGAATCGGTATCAATGCGGGTAGAGTCCGTGGGATCAACAGTAAGATCCGAGGTGGAGAGGTACAACACACAGGTGTTGTCCCCTTCCTTAAAAAGTTTGAAGCAACTGTCCGATGCTGCACACAAAACGGTATCCGAGGTGGCTCTGCTACAGTTCATTTTCCTATCTGGCACCAAGAGATAGAAGACATCCTTGTTCTGAAAAACAACAAGGGCACCGAAGACAATCGCGTGAGGAAACTTGATTACTCCATCCAACTTTCAAAGATTTTCTATGAACGTTTCATTCAGAATGGAGAGATTAGCCTCTTCTCACCGCATGACACGCCAGGTCTTTATGATGCTTTTGGCACTGATAGATTTGATGAGTTGTATGTGGGTTATGAACAAGATCAGTCTGTCCCAAGAAAAACTATCGGAGCTCAAGAACTCATTCTCAATCTCCTGAAGGAGAGAGCAGAGACTGGTCGTGTTTACATCATGAACATTGACCATTGTAATTCTCACTCTTCTTTTAAAGATCGTGTGACAATGAGTAATCTGTGTCAGGAGATCACTCTCCCCACTGAACCACTCAACCATATTGATGAGGAGATGCCTGGTGAGATTGCTCTGTGTATTCTGTCTGCTATTAACGTAGGTAAAATCAAGTCTGATGAAGAATTGGAAGATCTATGTGATCTTTCGGTTCGTGGTCTTGAGGAACTGATTGACTATCAACAGTATCCTGTACGTGTCGCTGAGATCGCCACAAAGGGTCGTAGATCCCTTGGTATTGGGTTTATCGGACTCGCACACTATTTGGCTAAATTGGGATACCATTATGATTCTCAAGAGGCATGGGATGCAGTCCATGGTCTCTCCGAATCTTTCCAGTATTACCTCCTCAAGTCATCCAATGAAATTGCCAAAGAGAAGGGACACTGCGAGTACTTTGGAAGAACTAAGTACGCTGATGGGATTCTTCCTATCGACACGTACAAAAAGGATGTTGATGAGATTAGTTCACAGGAGCTCGCACATGATTGGGAAGGTCTTAGAAAGTCAATTCTGGCTACAGGACTACGACACTCAACACTGTCTGCTCAGATGCCATCGGAGAGCAGTTCCGTTGTGTCAAACGCAACAAATGGAATTGAACCACCTAGAGACTATCTGTCCATTAAGAAGAGTAAGAAAGGACCCCTTAAGCAGATTGTACCGTCTTATCAAACACTTAAAAATAATTACACGTTACTCTGGGAAATGAAGAGTAATACTGGTTATATCAACGTGGTTGCAGTTATGCAGAAGTTCTTTGATCAAGCAATTTCTGGTAACTGGAGTTACAATCCAGAGAATTATCCTGATAATGAGGTCCCTGTTTCTCAAATGGCAAATGACCTCTTGACTACATATAAGTATGGTTGGAAGACTTCTTATTATCAAAACACCTATGACATCAAAACTGATGAAGTAGTTGAAGAGAAGTCTGATTTGAACAATCTATTAGAAGAATTAACCCAAGCCGAGGAGGGAGAGTGTGAGTCTTGCGCAGTTTAAGGTATCATCGGTAGATGATCGTCACATCATGAGTGAAGTGAAAGGAATGACTGTATTTAATTCCGAGGTTCATAATACAAAGAAACAACCAATGTTCTTTGGTAAACCACTCGGAATTCAAAGGTATGATTCATACAAGTATCCAGTCTTTGAGAAACTCACGACTCAACAATTAGGATATTTTTGGAGACCAGAAGAGGTTTCCTTACAAAAAGATCGTGGTGATTATCATTCACTACGTCCAGAACAAAAACACATCTATACTTCTAACCTGAAGTATCAGATCATGTTAGATTCAATTCAGGGAAGAGGACCAGGGATGGCATTTATTCCCTATTGTTCTCTCCCTGAACTCGAAGCATGTATGGAAGTATGGGGATTTATGGAGATGATCCATAGTCGTTCATACACATACATCATCAAGAATATCTACTCAGATCCATCTGAAGTATTCGATACTATCATTACTGATGAGAGAATTCTTGAACGAGCCAAGAGTGTTACAGAGTCATATGATGATTTCATCAATAGTGCCCAACTTTGGGGCACTGGAAATATGTGGCAAAGTGATTTCCGTCAGTCACCAACAGCAGCCTGGGAGATCAAAGATGTCAAACGCAAACTGTACAGAGCAGTTGCCAACGTTAACATTCTTGAGGGTATTAGGTTCTACGTTAGTTTTGCTTGTAGTTTCGCCTTTGGTGAACTCAAACTCATGGAGGGATCAGCAAAGATCATCTCCCTGATTGCAAGAGACGAGAATCAACACTTAGCAATCACTCAGAACATTCTGAATAAGTGGAGATCAGGAGATGATCCTGAGATGACACAGATTGCTAAAGAGGAAGAGGAGTGGTTGTATGCCATGTTCGACAAGGCTGTCAACGAAGAAAAGAAATGGGCTGATTATCTGTTCAAAGATGGAAGTATGATCGGTCTGAATGACACACTTCTCAAACAATATGTTGAGTGGGTCGCGAACCGTAGACTCAAAGCCATCGGTATGAAACCCGTTTACGATATTGCAGCAAAGAATAATCCTCTCCCATGGACACAACACTGGATCTCTTCCAAGGGTCTTCAGGTTGCTCCACAGGAGACTGAGGTCGAATCTTACGTCGTTGGTGGAATTAAGCAAGATGTCACAAAAGACTCATTCACAGGATTCAAACTCTGATCCTAGAAACGAGGAAGACTACGATACATGGGAATATGGTACTGAACCTATTCCCTATGATGAGAGTTGGAATGGTCAAGGTGATTGGAATGACCATGTTATAGGAATACAGATTCAACAATCAAAGAGGCAAAAGAAAAAAGACAACTACATACAAGAGTAGTATGAAAAAGAGTGAGTGTCTGACTACGAAAACCCTTGGATCTTTGAAGGTAAATCCTTTACCTCTGATCTTATTGGTGACAACTTTGGCTTTGTTTACTGTATTACCAATCTCGTCAACAAACGAAAATACCTTGGTAGAAAGTATTTTTGGTCGTTTAGAAAACCAAAAGGAAAAAGTAGAAAAGTAAAGTCAGAATCTGACTGGAAAAAATACTATGGTTCATGTCCTGAACTTAAAGAGGATGTGAACCATTTTGGTAAACAAAAATTCTCACGAGAGATATTGTCCCTACATAGTACTAAGGGAAAGGTTAATTTTGAGGAGACTCGTCAACTCTTCTTAAATAACGTCCTAACAGAAAGTTTGACAGAAGGTATCCCTGCCTACTACAATAGCAACATTCTGGGACGTTATTACCGAAAAGACTATTTTGAGTCACCCACAGAAAACTGTGAGGTGGATGTAGAATTAAACTGAATTGATGTTAAAAAAACTGTTTATTGCTTTATTGGCAACTTCTGTCCCAGCTGCTTGTGCTTATCCAAGTATCAATGAAATTGATAATCCTCCCGAGGTTGATGTAACAGTCAATGTAGAGAAAGCAATTCCAATTGAGGTAGTAGAAAAGGAATGGAAGTGTCCTGGTTGTAACAAGAATGAACAGTATGTTCTTCAACAGTTACAAGAAAGAACCAATATCTCTGATCGTAATGCCCTTGCTACAATCATGGGTAACATCAAATCTGAATCTGGATTCCGTCCTAATGTTTGTGAAGGTGGTGCAATTGTTCCTTATCACCAATGTCTAAGTGGTGGTTATGGTTTGATTCAGTGGACTACAACTGCAAGATACAAAGGTCTTGGTACCTTCGCTGCTAAATATAAATGTGATCCAAGTTCACTGGATTGTCAGGTTCGTTATATGATAAACGAGAATCAGTTTCAGAAAATTCTCCCTGAGTTTGAAGGAAGAGGTCAGACTGTTCATCAATACATGGTAGGTGCTTATTATTGGTTGGGTTGGGGTATCAAAGGATACCGCGAACAATATGCTTATGATTATACTAAAAGGATGGTTTTTGAATGATTAAAAAAATTAAAACTGCATTAAAAAGGACATATAAGTTTTTTATACCTAAGAGTGAAAAGATTATTCAAAAGGTTACCGAAAAACTCAACAAAACACATAAGACCATTCCTGCACCAGTCATTATTCCCACTGATGCATGGTTTGATAAACCAGTCCTTTCCCAAAAAGCCCTTGACAAACAAGCAGAGATTTATCATAATGAAAGGGTCGAGAGGGAGAACAACACCAGTAAGGAGCCACAAAACATTCATCAAGTAATGTATGAAAAGGCAACCAAGGGTATTAACACTACACTTACTCTTGACCCACTTCCTCAAGGTGGTTCTGAAAACTTCCAAGAGGGTTGGAACTCTGGAACTGGGATGAATCAGTTTAGAGATTGACAGAGGTAGGTTTCCCCTCTATAATAAGGAAACCGCAAGGGCACATAGCATAATGGATAATGCAACTCTCTTCTAAAGAGTCGATTGGGGGTTCGAGTCCCTCTGTGCCTGTTGGTTAGAATAAATAACTCTAACCAATCTTTCTTTATGATGTATGGCTAACTGTTCTACCTGTAAAGTTCTTCTATCTGAAGAGAATACATAT